TTGCGAAACACGGCTTTACTGACAACTGTTGTAACAAGGCACTTTTCAGAGTCAGAGCCATCAGGTTCAACGCTATTAGGGTCAAAGTAAACGCTAAAAGGATTCTCAATACGCTTAATGTAGATTTCTTGGTCAAAGCTGTCATCCCTTACATAGTCTGTAGTAACACGCCAATAGCCCCAACCCATCTTTACGCAATATTCAAACGCATGATCATAGGCTTGGTCTGCATCGCTTTGATTCTCAATATGGCGAGTAATGCCTGTAATAATCTCGGCTACTTTGGCATCTGAGTCATTGTTCATGCCATGCACTTTGATGCGTGGGCGTTGTTGACGTTGTTGATTGCAGATTTGACGAATATAAGCATCAACTTTATTAATCGTCAAGCAAGGTCTAGCTTCTAATACTCGGCTATTTTGCACATCTACAGGCCATTGATCGCCTGCTGCAAATCTCACATCATCTAACGCTTCAGCACGATTGTTGCTATCAGAATCGTTACAAAGCCTTAAAAACTGCTTGGCTTCTTCAATTCTGCCGTCTGATTGTGAGTCTGCAACGCTATCGTATGCCATAGGTATTCCTTAGTATTTGGCTGATTTTAAGCCAACTGTATCATTTTTACTACACATTTTAGCCCATCCATGAACTTGGTAGGTTATAAGTTGACTTTTGTTTGGGTGCTTTTCTAGGCTCGTTAACCATAAGCCCTATGTAACGGAAAGCATCTGCTCCGTGACTGTAGTTATCGTGCAAGGGTTTTTGACTAAATTGCTTGGTATCAGGATCAACGTCATACCTATAATGTCTGAGGCATTGTAAGCCTTCATGGGTGTTTGTTCGGTCAAACCAGCACTTATTGAACATCATTCGTGCAGCATTGATTGAATCTACGATAGGAGTTCTTTCGATAACTCTTGTATTGAAGTTTGCAGCTCTGACCACTTCCTCGATACTTTTGCCGTGTGAGGCCAAAGTTTTGTTGCCAGCATCATGTGGTAGCCAAATAGTGTCGATAACGTATCCATAAGACTGTATTTTAGCAAGATAATGAGCAATTGTCTGTTGGTTATCTTCGTGATAGCGTATCAATCTGACTTCTTGGGCGATAAATTGGACTACCCAGTAGGCTGTGGAATCTGCCCAGCCTAAATCGAAAACAACGTGACAGGGCTTGATTGGATCGTAGGGTACATTACAAATACGACCATCTAGCTCTGCCATTGTTAGTTCTTTAGCAAAGATAGCACCATCTACTGTCTGACGGCATAATCCTTCCCAGACTGTGTTGTACGCTTCTCTATCCCTACTGAATAAGGCATCTTTCTCTAATTTGAGAGTATCTGGGAACCAGGGATTGTCTGACCAATTAATCTTTGCAACTTTGCAGTTCTCTGGCGGTGATACCACGAACCTTTGATAGGTTTCATCGCTTTCAAGCTCCGGATTGAACGTAACCCAGATTTCTGACTTTTCTTTACGGATGGTAGGGATAAGAATATTCCACGAGGTTTTTGATACTGACTGCGCTTCCTCAACCCAACAGAGGTCAACACCCTCAAAAGACTTGATGTTTGTGACGTTGTTTTTAAGGCCAACAAACGCAAATTCAGTACCATTCTTGCCTCGAATGGAGTTTTGTGTGATTTCATAGAATGATTCTAGTTTTAAAGCAATGATTTGGTCTGATAGCAGTTTGTGGACTGATTGACCTATTGAATTTTGGAACTCACGAGCGCATAACACCCTTGTAGGCTTTTTTACGCCAATAACCAATAATGCACGAGCAACGCCCCAAGATTTAGCCCCACCACGACCACCATAAAGCACTTTATATCGGCATGGATCGAATAGCATTTGAAGCTTGATTGGAAAATCAACCGCACTAACAGCTTCCCTAATCTCTGATGTGATTTCACTCACTTGGCTTTGTTTCTGCTGGAGCTACAAAACGAACTTCTAACCCTTTAATTGGGCCACCATCTTCGCCTGTTATTTCAGTAACGCTAGTTTCTTTCCATCCTGCCCTGGTCTTTAACCAAAAGATTGCAGCAGATGTATTGCCGTTTTTAGCTTGCTGAAACAAGGTTTGACCAATAGAAGCATTGGCATCTATGCGCCCATCTTCTAATTCCCCCTTGTAATGCTTTCTTAAAGTGTCATCGGTTATATCTAGTTTATGCGCTATATCAACGTATTTAATCCCTACAGCACTAAGGCTGCGTACTAATTTACGACTCTCATCGGTAGGAATATGCTCTTTTCCTTGCATTTTCTCTTTATAACTCCGAAAGTACTGCTTTTTTGCCAGTAAAGTCTTCCCAACGCTTTACTATGACATCGCAATAGTGTGGCTCAAACTCCATCATTAAGCAATGTCTATTGGTTTTCTCGCAAGCCATCAAAGTTGAACCTGAACCACCAAACAAGTCTAATACTGTGCTGACCTCTCTAAAATAATCAAACGACCATTCAGCCAAAGCCACTGGTTTTTGTGTTGGGTGTACTCTTTGCTGGTTTCTCTCGCTATCCTTGTTAAACCCTTTCCAAAGGTGTCTAAAGATACGCACAGATGACCATTTAGACTTTACCCATGCCAATTCACAGTCTGATTGAGTATCTGCCATTTTATCTTCTACTCGTTTATCCCAAACAAACCAGTTATTTGATTGTGGTAAAGCATGGCAATAGTAATTAGCACCCCACCAGACTTGTCTTTTAACTTGCAAAATGCCCTCTACAATTTGGTACGCTTCTACAGCATAGTCAATGGTATCGTCTTTAAAGTCTTTAAAACTATGGTTTTTTGCTAACCCTGTCTTTCTAGCTGTTCTGTCACCTTTTTCATTAATGCCGTAAGGTGGGTCTGTATAGCAAAGATCAATAGTTGTGCCAGCTACCAATTTCTCTACTGCATCAATACTTGTGCTATCACCGCACATAAGTCTATGATTTCCAAGAATATATATGTCGCCTAGCTTTGTTTTTGGCTCATCTGGCACATCAGGCACAGCATCTTCGTCTGTTAAGCCTTCTGTTTCTTCTGTGGGATTTAATAGGGCATTTAGCTCATCTTGGTCAAATCCCAATACAGATAAGTCAAAATCGGTGCTATCAAGCTCTTTTAGCTCAAGCATCAACAATTCATTATCCCAATCGCTATTTAATGCCAACTTGTTGTCGGCAATTATTAAAGCCTTCTTTTGGGTGTCAGATAAGTGTGAAAGCTCAATAGTTGGAACTTTATCCATTCCCAGCTTACGAGCAGCCAATAGCCTGCCGTGACCAGCAATAAGGCCATTATTGCCATCAACCAATATAGGATTAGTCCAACCAAATTCTTTGATACTAGCTGCAATTTGAGCCACTTGTTCATCAGAATGTTTACGGCTGTTATTGATATAAGGAATTAAAGCCTCAATAGGCCGTTGTTCTATTTTCAAGATAACGATGTGTCAGGTTCTTTAATCTCATCAGACTGTTGTTTTTTTGCAACATCCATCTGAGCTTGAGCAATAGCATTGATACCATCTATGAGGTTCTTGCTATACACATAAGGTAATTGTCCTAATGCTTGTAGTAATTCGTTTACTTGTTGTACTGTAAAAGTGATCATTCTTATACTCTCTTAGCTTTAGTTTTCTTAGTTGCAGCACGTTTCTCGCTATATGCGATTGCAAGGGCTTGAGCTTTTGGCTTTCCCTCTTTCAATTCTTCTTTCAAATTGGATACAAATGCTTTTTTGCTGGCTGATTTTTTGAGAGGCATGGTTTTGCTCCTAGTTGTAGCCTTTTTAAGGCTTGGTTTACGTTTAACTTCGTCACTAACAGGGAAATGCCACGCATTAGATGGCTTTATTGGTTCAGGCTCTACTTGGTCTTGCATCCATTTCCAAATGGCTTGTAATCTATCCCAAATTTTGTGTAATGTACTGTACATATTTTCCCCTATTCTACCCAGCAAACATCTTGCCAAGACATTAACACGCACTTTTCACCTTCGTGAACGATTGGCGTGAATTTAAGATATTCCTCTTTAGGATCATCATTCATAGTTCCAAAGCGGATTCGTGCGCCTACTTCTATTGGCATTGCTTCTCTACGCTCGGCAGTTAGCTTCTTACCAGGGCCTACTGCCACTACTGTTCCCATGTTCTGAGCTTCTTTGTTATCTACAAAGATCACATCGCTTAAAACACGAACATCTGGGCGGACTATAATCTTGTCCCCCAGAGGTTTAAATGTTGTAAAATTTACTTCAGCCATATCAATATTACCCTATTGTGTTGGTTATAAACCCTGTAGCCCTTTACCGAGGACTATGGGGTTTAGCTTTTTAGCGGTAGCCGTCTTTTTTGTGTTCGTAGCAGATGCCTTCAGTACGACCTGTATTGAACTCTTTGTCAGAGCCGATAGCATCTTCTTTGCCCATCGCTACACCACCACGCATAGACTTAGCTTTACGCTCGCCTGAACGATCAGAAGAAGTTGCGCCTTTTGGCTCTTTTTCGCCAGAAGCACCTTTAGCTGCTTTGTAATCCATGATTCCCATGATTTTTCCTTTAGATGGGGTTAATACACTACGAATAATAATACTATTTTACTACTTTTCAAGTATTTTTACGAGATTTATTGCGCCTTCAATGTCGTGGATTCTAACTACAGTTGAACCTTTCCAGTTTTGCATAAAGGTATTTTGATATGGAGTGAACTTAGCCTTTTCATCTCGCTTTACTTCGACAAGAGCCGTTTTCTGATTCTTTCCAACCACGAGATCGGGAAAACCGCCAGCAACCCTAGACGTATCAAATACAGAACAACCAAGCTCTCGTAGCGTTTTAACGACAAGTGAATGATTTGAGTCAACTCTTTTAGCATAAGTCATTGATTATATATAATTATGTGTTAGTGTTTCATTACTTTATACCAAAAGGGGAAGATTTTGAAGATTCTG